CCTGTAGCCATACCAAACTTATTAAATATTTGACCAAGTTTACTTAAACCTAAACCAGAAGCTGCACCATCTTGTCCAGTTGTTGTTATTAATGCTTTTAGTGGGTTAATACTTCCTTTACCAAAAAAAGAACTTAAACCCTTTCCACCACCAAAACCTCCACCAAATTTAAATAACGCTGCACCTAATGCAGCTTTACCAAACGGTGACTTAGCAACTTTCTTAACTGCTCTTGTTGCTTTCTTAACTAGTTTACCTAAGAAATACATTTGTCTTCCTGATTCAAGGTCCATGATTCCTCCTTCAGGAGTATCTTCCATCATACCACCGTCCATCATTCCTGCACGTCCACCATCAGCAAGACCTGTAAAATCAAATATAGAGCCCGCGAATCTTGGAGCAAGGCCTCCTAAGTTTCTTGATGGTGTTGCATCTTCTTCGGTTGGGTCATTGTTTACTGCACAATAAGCCGGTGGGTTAGGTCCTAAACATGGGTCTGTTTGTTGTTGGTTGTTATCGTTACCACTTGGTTCTGGATTTTCTAGTTTAAATCTATTAGGTTGATAAGTTTCCATTAACTCATTAAAATTTGTACTTTCCAAACCATCTGTTGTTTTTAAACCTTTTAATGTGTCCATCTCTGTCATTAATTCATTTAATCTATCGGAAGTTATAGGTCCATCAAATTTGTCTGCAAATAAACTTAAAAGTCCAGGAGGTTTTGTTGTATTAAAATCAGGTATATCTCCTTTTGCAAATCTACCATCTGATTTATAAAAACCTTTATCAACTAAATCTTGAACACTTTGAACTTTACCAATGTAGTCTTCTAATTCGTCAAAATCTGTAAGACCTTCAAACTGACCAAATTCATCTTGATAATCTATTAAACCTTTATTTATTTTATTTCTTCTATTTGCAATTAAAGTGTTAATATAATTTAATCTTTTTTGTTTATTACGTTGATCTATTTTTGTTTTTAAACTTGTTGGTCTACTACCTAATGGTGGTACTTCGCCTTTATCAAAGAACTGTTTTTCATATTTTTCTTTTTCTTTTTGTGTAATACCTGTATCAGAAGATGGAACATTTAAATTATCATTACGTCCATCATCTCCTCTAGTATTTGCACCACCTGCTCCAACATTTACACTACTATCTTTTGTTGTACTTCTAGTACTTTTAGGACCACCCGCTCTATTATAACTATCTTGAAAAGATTTTGTAGAAGCATCAGCTCCACCTTTAAGTCCGATACGTCCACCTTTAGCTAATAGTTGTTTGTATTGTTGTGCGTTTGTTATTGCCATCGTTCTATTATATTATAATTTTGCATCTCCGCCAAGTGGTAATGCTTCTACTATTACTTTAACATCCCTTTTAATATCATCAGCTACAGTCTCTGTTTCAGGATCTTGCACGTCTTGCATAGCCTCTGCATCTGAATTATACTCTTGACCTGTTTTAGTATTGGTTAATGTAATTTCTGTTTGTGGTGTTATAATTTTAACGGGTTTACCATTTATTACTTCTATTCTGTATGATGCTTCTGTTTCAATAAATGACATGTTAATCCCTGTTTATCTCCAATATTGATGCAATTATATGTAATTCATTTGCATCTGCTGCTTGTGCTTTTAATACCTCATTTTCTTCTAAAATTAAAGGGTGAGTTAATAGCTCTGTTGTTGCTTTTGAAGCTATTGATTTATCTTTAAATAAATTAAATACTGCTGATGCAGCATTTGTTATGGTAAAAGTTACCGTGGTCCCTGATCCAGCATCTTCAGATACTAGGATACTTTTAATTATAGCTCTAGAATCAGATGGTGTTGTATACACCGTAGTATTATCTGTAGTAGTTAAATCTACTAATTCATTTTTATATACGTTAGCCACTTATAAACCAAGAAAATCTTTCTTGCTCCTGTTTTAGCTCATCTAAAAATGTAGAATTTAATTGATCCTTCATAATAGTTAAAGCTCTGTTAATTTGTTTTTGGTTAGATACATCGTATTCTGTTTTTGGTTCTGGTATTCTAACATTTATTTTAGCCATTATCTACGTCCATCTGGTTGTACATCTAAACGAAGTGTGCCAAATCTCCAAGACTCACCACTATCGTCGTTTTCTATTTTAACATTTATAAATCTACCTCTAGCTCTTGTATCTTTTTTAATTGTAGTTGAGTTTACTGTAAAAGGACTTAATGTTGTTGTAGTGTCTGATTGTTGAGGATATCTTTTTATTCCCAAACTTACTTTTGCATTACCAACTAAAGTTTTAAAATCAGGTACAAATCTTCTCATTGCTAAAAATACTTCTCCTGCAACTTTAGGACCGCTAGCTTTTCCTTGAGCATTTCTCTGTCTTTGTTCTAAATCTATATCATAAGATTTTACAAACGATGAAACAGTTGTAGTAGACCCATCTTCATTAACTTGATCTGTTCCTACTTCATGTTCAAAAAATTTAGTCTGACCTAATCCACTTTGACCTACAACAATTGGAAAAGTACCGTTTGCTGTGCTATCATATTTTGTACCATATGGTTTTGGATATACAATTGCATCAATCCATGAAGTTCTTGCTTCTGTTCCTGTATACCAAACACCACCTTTCATAGGTTCACCATAATTAAATACAACATACTTGTCATTGAAGCTAGATCCTTGTGATGGGTAATACCAAACAACTTCTGTAAATAGGTTATTAATACCTGCTGCAACTTGTTGTCCTTTTGTAGTATCAAAATTATCAAATACAAAATCTTCAACACTACATGGTAGTGATTTAACTGTACCATCAAACATAAAGAAACCATTTGGTGATAACCAGAAAGCAGCTCCATCTATTTCTACAACTGCATTTTTACCTATCAGTCCACAGTTTGTACCAACTTGTTCAAATCCAAATGTAAAAGGTGCTCCTATAAATTTCATTGTGTATAAAGCGTTATCTGTAAAAACTAGAATTGTTTCTTTTGCTTTAATTGCACCTACAATTTTTGTACCATCTTGCAATCTAAAATCACCAGCACTATTGATTGCAGTTGCAGTGTAATCATTTATATCTTCTTGATTAGAAAATCTTATAAACATATCGTCTTGTGTTGTTGTATCTCCAATAGTTGTTTCTGTTCCTAAATGACATAAGTGTCTCGTAGTTGGTGATACTAAAGTTAATCTTGATGCAGTTGGATTTGATGCTGTAGAAAAACTAGATGTGCTTGTTGATGCTCTAACTGTTAAAGGTGATGCTGCTCCTGCATTCCATGTAAATGTTTTACCGTTTGCAATAGTTGCAATTAATACTTGACCAAAGTTATCTAAACTCCAAAGTCCTGGTTCAAGAGTTACTTCTGATGCAAGTACACCCTCACCCCAATCAGAAAAGTTTGTTGCATCTGTAACAGCTGTTCCTGTGTTGTGAGCTGCATTATCTGTTCCATTAACATTTCTTACAATACTTTGTAAGTTTGGTGATGATATAGATGCATAAGATATTAATTCACTCTCTACTAAAATTCTACCAGCAGCACTAAAGTTTGTAGTTGCAGCTAGTGTAACATTTGTACCTGAACCACCTGTACCAGAAGAGTTTGCACTTAGTGATCCATTTAAAGTTGATGTTGCAGCACCTGATACAGAACCATCCCATTGAGATATACCCCAACCATAACCATAGTTTTGTTCAGAGGGACCAATTTTTTCATAAGGTTTAACTGCTATACTACCACCTGTTGAAACTGTACCACCAGCATTACTACTTTGTGTTATTGTAAAAGTTGTGGGTGTTGGAACTGTTGTTACTTGAAATAATTTATCTTCAAAATCTGATGCACTAAAACCTGTGCCACTTGGTAATGTAACACTGTCTAATAAAACAATATCCCCTGGTTCTAAGTTATGTGATGTAGAAGTAGTTATTGTACAAACAGGATCATTATTGGTTGTTGCAATAGTAGAAGAGGACAATGTTGCTTTTAAAGGTGTTATATCAAATAATTGTCCTTCAAAGTATAAAAGTAAAAACTTATCTGTTCCAAGAGCCACGTACCTATTTCCATTTAGATCAACAAATGCATGTTGTTTTCTAGCAACACCAACAATAGTGTCTGATACTAAAGAAGACCAACCTCCTACTTTTTCAGGTAGACCATATCTAAATCTAACATTACCGGAATCTATCCATCTATTTTCTGCACCCGCAGTTGTATCTTGTTTGTCAATCCCTGGAAGAAAATTGTATTCAATAAGAGCCATGGTCCGTGCTCCTTATGCCGTGTTAGTTTTATATGCCCAACCTCTTGTCGAATCTACATACACTAATGTAAAAGCTTGGCCGTTAGTGGTTAGTGTTAGATTAGATGTGCCTGTATTAATAGGCTGACTGTTTCTATTTAAAATTAAATTGTTAGAGTTAAACGTTCCTCTTGCATCAATAAAAGTAATCTCATCTCCTGTAGCAGGTGTTGCAGGAAGTGTAATTGTAATTGGGTTAGCTGTTGTATTTGCAAAAATTTGTTCACCAGCAGATGCTGTATAAGCAGTTACAGTAGAAGAGTTTATTGTTATGTAACCTTTAGTTTTCATACCAAGATTAACATTAGTTCCATCAGAATAAACTAATACAGTTGCACCTGAAGGAA